GCAAGGACGGTTCGCTGCTGGTTGTTCCAGCTCGTGTAACCCCGCCGGCGCGGCAACGCCGGCATCAACCCCAAGGAGAAGCACCATGCAAAACGACAACGATAACTTCTACCAGAGCAGCCGCTGCAGCACGTTGGTCACCCTGGTCACTAGCGGCGTGACTTTGTTGGCCCTCGCGCTGGCCGGCTACTTCGCCCCGTCCCTTCTGGCCGTGGCACTGCACTAAACCCAACGCCCGGACGCGGCAACGTCCGGGCAACCAACCCAAGGAGAAGCACCATGCAGAATTACTTCTACAAGTCCGAAGCCCACGAAGTGGTGGCCATCGTCCAGGAGTTCTACCAAGCGAAAGGCCTGCTGAATGAGCGGATGGTCGAGTTGGGCAAGTTGTTCGGCGGCGATATCGCCCCGATGCGTGACATCACGTCCCACTACGCCGGCGGCGTGAAGCTGTCCGCCAGCCGCGAACTGGACGTCCACTGGTGCCGTCCTGACGACTACGGCTACCGCAGCCTCCGCCAACAGGCAGTGTCACCCAAGGGCATCACCAAGGAGCAGCGCGCAGCTATTCGAGCCGAGCACGAGCGCCTGCGCGAGTTGTGGAAGGAGCACTGCCCGCCTCGCCTGAACACCCATACTTACTGGGGCCGGCTGAATGTGAACACCGGCAACCTGCTGCTCGGTGGAGGTATCAAGTTTGAGCACCAGGGCGTGGCCTATTTCTGCCTCGGTTTCGATATCAACCATGGCCAGCACGAAGCCAACGTCGCAGCCGGCAAACCAACGTCCGGCTGGATCACCGGTGCTGTGGAGATTCTGCCGAGCGAATACGAGGCCGCGCGCGTGGCCAAGTTGGGAGAACGCGCATGAGCACTGCACAAGACCGTATTCGGGCCGACCTGAACCGTTTGGCAGTGGAAGAGGCAGAACGCCCATACATTCGCGCCGCCGGCGTTGAAGCCCTCCAGCGACTGCTGCCAGTAGCCCAGCGGTGCACCGGGCAGAGCCGCATCGTCGGTCGCTTCTTGCTGAGCCTCTACAACGGCAGCGCATTCCCCTTCCCTCTTACCGATCTACGCGGGCTCGACAGTGCCCTCTGGGACGACTGCCTCGCCGTACTTCGCCTGGATCAGCGGCCGGAGCAGGAAGTGCACCAGTACATCGAGAACGGCGACGAAATCTGGTCGCACTTGAAACGCGCTTGGGGCTAAGCCTCAAAACAAGAAGGCCCCGCCGAGCGACAACTCGGTAGGGCCAACCCCCAAGGAGAAGCACCATGCACCACTTACAACAACACCACCGCAGGCCGTTACTGGCCATGGTCACCGCACTGGCGGGCGTGACCGCCACGTCGGTAGCTCTGGCCATCACCGCGCTGATCGACAACACCCTGCTCGCCGCTCTGTTCGCCTCGGCCGCGGTGGTCCTGGACCTGTTCAAGTACGTCGCCTGGCCGCTGGCTCTCAGCCTGCTGGTCGTGCGCCGAACCCTGTGCGCGCTGCTGATGATGGCCTGCGCGCTGGCCCTGGGCGCCGTCTCCGGCTGGGCCACTTACGACCGGCTCATGTCCTCGATCATCACCAGCCGCGCCGAGCACCAGGCCCGCGAGGAACAACGCCAGATCGATCTGGTGGAACAGCGCGACGCAGACGCCGCCCGCATCGGGCAGCTCGACAGCGATGCGGCCGCCGTCCACCAGCAGGCCAACGCACTGCGCGAGCGAGGCATGGTCACCCGTGCCCTGGAGCTGGAGACAGCCGCCATGGCACGCATCGATGCCGAACGGGAGCGCGCCCAGGTGCGTCGGGACCAGGCGTCGCAAGAGCTCACCGCCCTGCTGGCCTTGCCAGCCAAAGCCGCGGGCCTGCCGCTTGAACTGGCCACCCTGCTTTGCCTCGGCTTCGCCGCCGCACTGGAGATTGTGCCGGCCCTGATCCTTTCCGCCCTGCGTCCAACACCCGCGCAGGAACGCGCCCCAGTACCAGTAGCAGCGGAACAGGAACAGGCCGAGGAACAACAACAGGAACATCGAGAAACGGAGCAGGCAAAAACAGCAAGCGACGGGCTGCCGTCCGATTTGCTGCAGCTCATAGCCAGCACGGAAAGAGGAACGAAGGTGGCAGTACGTCAGGTCGCCAAGGTTCTACGGATAGGCAGCGACAGAGCTACCAGGCTGATGCAGAAGGCCGCCGAAGCCGGCCTCCTGAGCAAGACCGCCGCCGGTTACGTGGCGGCATAAAAGATGGTCCCGGAGGGCGGCAACCCTCCGAGACCGACCAACCCCAAGGAGAAGCACCATGCAAGTGAACCCCCAAGAAGTCAGCGCCGAGAAGGCTACCACGACAGCTGCCGACCTGCGTCTTGTGTCAGTTGAACAACTGCAGAAGATCCACCGCGATCTGGACGCCTGCCAAAAGGTCATTTGGCTGGCTGGCTGCCGCCCTCGTGTGCCCAACGGATTCGACCCGGCTTACGTTACCGGCGCCCAGGCGCAGCTCAAGATGATCGAGGAACTACTCGCCAGCGCTCAGCCTGATGCCCTGGATGACACCGACCGCCTCAACTTCATGTTGGAGAAACATCGCAAGGTAGTGGTCGAGCTCGTTCCCGGTCGAGGTCATGAGGTCTACGTCGAAGAAGGCTTTATGGGCGACAAGCAATACCCACCAGCCGCCCATGCTGGGGACTGGGCGGATGGTTCCGCAGCAGCGAAAGAGGTGAAGCGCAAGGCCATCGACGTCGCCATCGCAGCGCATCGAAAAGGAGGTGCACTGTGACAGGGGCAAGCATGAACGGCACTGAGCAGCTCAGCGAAAAAATACAGGCCAAGCTGCGCAAGTTGCAGGCCCTGGCCGAACGCGGCGTAGGCGGCGAAAAGGAAACCGCACAGCGCATGCTGGAGAAGCTGATCGCTCGCCACGGTCTGTCTCTGGACGACCTAGCCGACGAGCGCCGCGAGATCCGCTGGTTTCCAGCGCCTACCAAGTTCGATGTCCGCCTCGCCAACCAGATCATGGCGAAGGTCTGTAACACCGATGACCCCAAAGTCTATGGCAGCAAAAGTCGCCAGAAACAGGTAGGCGTAGAGGTAACCCCATCGGAAGCCATCGAGTTTGAACTCCACTACGACACTCTCCGCAAGGCCCTGGCTGAGCATTTCAAGGACGCCTTCTCAGCATTTGTCCAAGCCAATCGACTTTTCTCCGACCTGCCCGGAGACGACAGATTTACGGCTATGTCCGAGCGTGATTTCCGCATCATGTCCATGGCAGCAGCCACCCCGACAACTTCGATCAACCCACGTCTGGAGCACAACAAGGAGGCCGCCCATGACTGAGCGCATCCGCCCAACCATGGCCAGCCACCGCCTCGACCTGCCCAGCATCTGCGACATCTGCGGCAAGGCCCGATCAACCCGCAAGCACGCAACCTGCAGCCGCATCCGCCAGCAACTCAAGCAGGAAGAGTGGGCCAGCTACATGGACAACATCGCCGCCAAGAAAGCCCAGGGAGGCAGCCGCCATGCAAACTGACAACACCTCACTCATCGCCACCACTCCGCTCGACAAGGTCTATGCAGATGGCTCGGTCCAGCCGCTGCCGCTCCTGGAGGCCGCCCATGACTGACTTCTTCTATCTGCAGGACAGCCGCAGCAACATCGGCAGCCGGGCCATGTTCTGGCGCTATGGCGGGGGCTATACCTCGAATCTCAACGAGGCCGAGCAGTTCAAACGCGAGTCAGCGGTCAAGCAGTACGAGTGCCGCGACACCGACCTCCCTTGGCCAGTGGAGTACGTCCTCGCCCGGGCAGAGGTCGGCGTCGACTGCCAGTACCTCACCAGGTCGGAGGCCGAGGCCTACCGCAACGAAGATGGCCGCGTATATGTGGCCTACCCACGCGACTGGGACGGTAACGACCTGGTATGGCGCGGCGGAAAAGGGCCTACCTCCAACCTGGAAGAAGCCATCCACCCAGGGGAAGCGGATGCCGCTGGGTACCTGCAGCATGGGTCTGAACTGTGGCCATGCGGCTATATCGTTGAGCGTGCTCGCCCTGTAGTTCGGGCATCCTTGCTCGATCACAAGCAGGCACTACGCTCGGTCGGCCTCAAGTTACCTAAGCTCCAGCGCCCACGCTATCGCAGCTTCAGCAACCTGCTGAACTGCGACGGCTGCGGCCGCTTCCTCAGCGAGCGCCAACGTTTCGATGATTGCCCAAACTGCGGCGCGAGAAATGCGCCATGAGCCGCCCACTGATAGTCCAAAGCGGCCGCAGATGCGGTCGCTTTAAACGCCTGCTACCGCTGCTTCAATACGCCCAGGGCAACGGCTGGTCAGTCATCTACACCAACGGCGGCCACCTGCGCTTTACCAAGCCCGAGCGGCCGATCATCCACACCAGCAAAACGCCGAGCGATTGGCGTGCTGTCCGCAACGCCTTGGCCCTCCTTGCCAGAGCTGATCGTATGACTGTGGTGGACCTTCCGCATGGGGTGGCCATCTATCATGTCTGACCAGGATGAACGCCAGCACATGCTGGAATGCGAGGCCCGGTACTGGCTCCGGCGTGGGAACACAACGCCGGAGAAGGTGGCCGAGTTGAAAGAAACCCACCTCAAGAAGCGCGGCGAGCAGGCCATCAACCGCCTGATTGAGGAAATGCGCAAGCAGTGGCGGCGTCGCCATGAATGGCTGGGGAAGGAGCATGGGTAAAGACATGCGGCGAGAAGGCCGGAGCTGCGATTCTCGGCAAAGGCCACAGGCCACCCGCAGTACACTGGAGGCCCAGCCATGAGCGAAGCTTCCCGCGTGCTGACTTTCGACGACCTCAAGCGCATTACCGGATATGCCCGGCGGGCAGACGTGGAGCGGACCCTGCACGAGCAGGGCATCCGCATTTTCAGGGGCCGCGCCGGCCCCTGGACCACCGTTGAACTGATCAACCAAGCCGGCGGGCTGAAAGCCGGCACCCAGGAGCAATACGGCGTCGAGATTCTATGAGGCGATCCAGGAAGAACAACCCCAACATCCCCCCGCACATCGATCAGGCCGCTATCCCAGCGGCCGTTTTCTTTGACCACCGTGGCAAGGGAAGCTGGTACACCCTCCACCGTGACGAGGCAGGCCGGCAGCGCCGGCAGAACATCGCCAACAGTTCGGCCACGCTGGCCGAACTCCACAAGATCATGGAAGTCCGCAACGGCGTCGACCGCGAGAGTCTCAAGCACCTATGCGAGCAGTACCACGACAGCGCCAGGTTCAAGAGGCTCGCGCCGAAAACCCAGGAAAGCTACACCTGGTCGCGCGACGTTCTGGCCAATATTCCCACCAAGCTCGGTAAACCGCTCGGCGAGCTGGCCGTGCGCAAGTTCACCCCTGCGCTGATCCAGCGGCTCATTGACCGGATCGCCGACGAGGGCACGCCGTCGAAGGCTGCGCATGCGTTACGGTACCTTCGCCTGGTGATGCAGTGGGGCCGCAACCGCGGCTACCTGGACGACAATCCGGCAATGGGCATCGAGGCTCCTGCAGAGCGAAAGCAGCGCCGCCTGCCGTCGCATGACGTGATGCAACGTCTGATCGGCCGAGCCCGCGAGCTGGGCCAGCTGAAACGCGGGCAGAAGGATGCGGTACCTGCGCACTTAAGCTACGTCATGGAGCTGGCCTACCTCTGCCGGCTGCGGGGCATCGAGGTCGTCACCCTGACTGACGCCAACGAGCTGGCCGACGGCGTGCTCACCAACCGACGTAAGGGCAGCCGTGACAACGTGGTCATCTGGACGCCGCGCCTTCGGTCCGCTTGGGACTCTGCCAAGGCGCGCCGCTCCCAAATATGGAAAGCCCGGGGCACGGCTGTGCCGGTCAATCCCGATAAACGCTTCATTATCACCGCCGATCACGGCGGGCCGCTGGGCAAGTCCGGCCTGGACACCGCCTGGAACCGCTTCATGCGTAACGCCATCGTGGCGGGCGTCATCACTGCCGAACAACGCTTCGGTCTGCACGACCTCAAGCGCCGCGGCATCACTGATACCCCTGGCACCAGGGCCGACAAGCAGGAAGCAAGCGGCCACCGCGACGAGTCCATGCTTGATATCTACGACCTGAGCGTCCCGAAGGTCGCCCCCTCCGCTCTCTGATCCCCCCGAAACCTGCGTAACAAGCACGCCGGACTCCGCATGGAATCCGGCCGTCAGCGCTGTCATTACGTAACAAGCCACGACCTAAGTGACTAACAGGCAAGCCGAAAACGGTTTTCTTGTAATCAGTAGGTCCCGGGTTCGATTCCTGGTGCCGGCACCAATCAAATCAAAGGCTTGCAGCGATGCAGGCCTTTGCTTTATCCGCGATGCGTAACAACGCACGTAACAAGACGTTCTACCGCGCGCTCGCATGCGGGCGTCATGTATCTGCCCTCCCCTCAGATTTTTTCGGATTTGCAAAAAGAGTAATTTCCGTAACCTCTGCCTAGAAATCATCGCAAAGCCTTGATCTGTAACGGTTTTTCGACGATTGAAAAAGGTAACTTTTAAGTAACTAAAAGGTAATCTGATTACTCTTTTTTAAGGTGATATTTAGGCTACAAAAAAGCCTTTAAAATCAGTGCCTTATGAAAAATTACCTTTTTGATTACTAGAATGTTACTACTCTTTGTAATGTCTAAACCCTTGTAGGACGTGGCCTGCAGGGTCGGTCTTCCCCCAGATTGCTGAAATTACTCTTTCCAAAAATCAATTCCGGCCAGCCCCCGGAATCGGAGTGCATTCCACAGCCCAGAAAACCCCCACCACTGCAGGGAATCGCAGGTTTCTGCGTCAACCCTACCCTGACCTCAGCCCGGCGCCTGGGCTGCATTGGGCGGCCTGCGGGGGTGCAGAAAAAACGACAGGTTTAGCCCGGAGGCGTGGCGGGGGGACGAGCGCGCGCGCCAAGTGCTGGTCGAAGACCCCGAACAGGCGCTATTGCAGTAATATCGCTAGCTCAGCCAGGTCGACCAGGTCGACCATGGCTTATCCGACGCGCAGCGCAGGCTTTGGTGCTTCGCTCAGCGATCACGCGGGGAGAAACGACATGAGCTCAGGGGGTCGCCGTTTACGCATCGGCGCGAGTTAGATGTAATTAGCCTGGAAAAAGGATGGTCATTATGGGTTTAGTTCGCAGGTGCAATCTTTGCTTAAAAAGAAAGGAAATGACGCGCGACCATATTTTCCCGCAATCAATCGCTATGCCCGTTCAGCGCCAGATAAATCTTATTCTGAAACAACTGAAACCAGCGGAAAGAGGTAAAAGAACAACTTCTATTGCGCAGAATGGATTACAAAAGAGAACTCTCTGCGGGAATTGCAACAACAAGATCCTAGGTACCACTCTAGATCCAGCATTAGAATACCTCTGTAAAGAAACCTCTATTCAATTGCGAAACGCTATGTTCTTAATGAACTCAGTCATGCACTTGAAAAAAATACAACTAAACAAAGTAGCGCGAGCTGTGGCTGGCCACTTCATCGCGCATGACGATCAAGCTACACATAAGCATTTGGTGGTGAAAGCGCTGCGCCGTTTCGTGCTTAATCCCGATCAATGTTTCCCTGAAGAATACAGATTTCACATCTGGCTCTACCCTTTCAAAGAACAGGCAGTCCTGAAAGATTTATTCCATGCTCAGCTTGGAACTGGTTATAAGCCATTTGGTATTTCCGCATACAAAACCTACCCACTGGCATTCTCATTCAGCGACAAAATACATAATCCAGCATATGCAATATCTGGAACAATGGACGTAACAGATCACTTGACTGGTGACTTAGATGAATTTTTCACAATAAAATTAGACACCAGAACCATAGTAGATAGAAACTGGCCATATGCCCCGGTTAAAGACGGTGCAATTTTAACATCAGAAAACGGGAGCATAACTACAAAGCCGCATATGAATACAAAACCATACCCGTACTAATCAGCACTCGATATTGCGAGTGCCCACAGCCTGGGAATATCGCGACTTCGGGAGAATGGCTCGCAACCTGAATGAAGAAAGCCGCCTCATGGGCGGCTTTTTCGTGTGCGTTCAACAATCAGTTGGCGGCGGCAGGCAGCTCATACGGGTTGAAGCGCACCACCTCTTCCCCCAGCCAATCATTGATCTGCGCCAGTCGAGCCTGCACCGGCTCCAGCTCGTTGAGCGCCCAGACCTGGGCAGCGTCGCGGATCGACCCGAACCCGCCAGCGTTCTGGGGCACGATACCCATGAGCTGGGGCGGGATGCGCAACGCCGCCAGCAGGTCATCGCGGCTGATGTTCTTGATCGAGGCGAAGTCGTCCTTGGCGGCCACCTCACTGATCGGGATCAGCTGCATGCCATCCTTCTTGCCACCTGGGGCGTACATGAACAGGTTGCGAAAATTGCCAGGCCCCTTACTGCTCTTCATCGCGTCGCGCAGGTTGGTGACGAAGTCCTCGTTCTGTGCCGCGTCGGTCATGTACAGGATGAACCCCGCGTGCGAGCCGTTCTGGTAATACTTGCGGCGGAATAGCGTGGCCGACTCGTTAAGCAGCGCGCTCTGAAGGGACGCCAGCCACTCCGGCAGGCCGTATACCTCCTGATTTATATCTGCCTCACGCAGGTGACAGACGCTCCCGGTCTTGAACTCGTGCTCGTCCTTCCATCCGCGCACCTGGTAGTAAGTCGCCAGGTCGGTACCGCGTCGCATGTACTTCGCCAGGCACGGCTGCAGGCCGAGTGTCTGACGCAACATGTTGTCGCGCTTCTCCAGGTACAAGTTGCCACACCACCCCCAATCCATGACGATCTGCTCGAATGCCGCTCGGCTCAGCAGCCGATGAGGTTTGAACGTGCGCGCCAGTGCATTCCGCTTGAAGTTGAGCCCAGACTGCAGGTACACGCTCGCCTTAGTCGAGCGGGCCAGGCCGTCCAGAGATACAGGGGGCTCATACCACCGGCCGTTCGCCCAGCACTCCAGATAGTCGAGAATCTCCCGGCCATCCAGCACCGGTACCGGATCGCCGAAGGTGAAGGCCATCGACTGGCCACCCTGCTCCTTAACCAGCACCTCCGCCTCTCGATCTTGGGTGGTTGCCGCAAGGTCATGCTGGCTGAGGTTGCGACTCGTGCTCATCAGTAAATCTCCATGATGCCGGTGTTGGCCGCTGTCCGGCCCTCCAGCGGCTCGTTGTGCAATGCGTGAAAGAGCGCCCACGCCAGATCGGCGTGGCCGGTGCTGTCGTTGCGGCCAGCGACATAGGTGAATTGGCGTCCACCTGGGGTGATGGTCTTGCGGATGGCCATGAGCGACTGCGCGATGTCGATCCAGCCGGCATCGAACTCAAGGCGACCCTTGCTGATTACGTCCCACGCCTTCATCACGAGGCGGGTCTTGACTTCGGGGTTGTAGGAAAACGTCTTCAGCGCCGGGAAGAACTGGCGCACCAACTGAGCGACGGCGCTACCGATGCCCGTGGTGTCGATCCCGATATAGGCCACGTTATAGCGGCGAGTGACCTGCCGTATCGTCTCGGCCTGCGCGGCGAAATCCATGCCTCGGAACTGATGGCGCTCCAACACACGGAACTTGCCACCAGCCACCATCGGCGGCCCCACTACCACCAGGCCGGCGGAGTCGCCGCTCTCGGCGGGATCGTACCCAACCCAGACGGGCCGCTCGCCGAACGGCCGCATCGCAAAGGGGCTGTAGTCTGGCCAATCCCAGCTTTCCACCATGCACGGCTGCAGCATCGAAAGC